ATCTTTTCCGCGACGCGGACATAATAACGCAGCACTCCGGCCCGCTCGGGGATCGGAAACCCGGTTTCCGGGTTAATCCACGGTGCCAGGAAGTTGGCCACCCAACTGTCCGCGTCGGGATTGCACGTCGCCCGGATGTAAGGTCTGACACAACAGGTCGAGCGGTTGCGGCTGACCATGTAAAAGAATTGATGCGCCGTAAAATGCGTCAGCTCGTCAAAACAGATCAATGGGATCTGAGCGCCTTGCCAGTCGTAAACCGTGGCGTCAAACTGCAAATGTGAGAACTTGATCTTGCCGCCGCGTGGCCAGCGCCACTCGCGCGCTCCGCGATGCGGTGTTCCACCGAGCTGCGGATAGAAGTTCAGGGTCTCGTCCCATAGTGCTCCGGGATTAGTGATCTGCGGCGTCGTGCGCCGGAAGAAGACCGCCCTAAAGTTCGCGACCCGGCCGATATAGCGCAGCGGCTCCAGGAGCAGTCCGACGGTTTTCCCGCCACCCGCGGCGCCGCCGTATATGCAGATGTCGGCAGAGGTCTGAAGAAATTCGGTCTGCGGTCCGGGCTGGGCCGAGATCGTTGCCGCGGATGATGGCGACATTGTCAAGCTTCACCACGATGCTTGCTATTGGTCGCCAGGCACAATTTGATCAACAGTCGGTGCGTCTGCGAGTTGGCGTTAAAGGTGAATCTCATTGGAATCCTCGATAGGCGAAATATTGTCACCAGCACTGCACTGCTGGAAAATCAGGCTCGATTTTCGGGCCGATCTGTGATATTGACCCGTATCGATTATGCCGTCAGTTGGGGCGGCGGTCGTCGCTGTTTTCTGGCAAAGTATTTCTCTTGTGCCTCTTGTAGAACCCGGGTCAGCTCGGGATCCCGATTGTTATCGGGAAGGACGACAACCGCCCGTGAATTCGTCTCGTCATCGCTGCTCGGAACCGGGCCCAGCGACGCTTTTTCCCGCCAATGCGCTCTCGTCTTCATCAGGAAGATCTGCGCTGTGACGTTGCCCGATTTGGCAGCGAGGAATAAACAGCCGGCGATCGTCGCAATGCCCTCCGCCATACCAAGATCAAGCTCTTCACGAAACCGCTTACGCAATGTCTTTGGCGCGCAGCCGCTGATCTTGGCGATGTCGTTCTGAGAGACACCGAGACCGGCCAAGTATCGCACCTTCTCACGCATCGCCTCATTCACAACAAATGCTTTTCTAGCCATGTGCGGCTCCGCATTGATCGTGGTGCTGCCGATCGGTGCGTTCCTCGAACGATTGACCGGAAGCTTGATTTCTCGCCGCACCACCGGTGAAGGCCTGCCAGCGTTGCACGATCACATCGACATAAGCTGGGTTGAGCTCGAGACCACAGCAAATCCGGCCGGTCATTTCGGCGGCGATCAGGCTCGTTCCGGAGCCGAGAAACGGGTCATAGATCACCTGACCAGGCCGGCTGTTGTTGGCGATTGGGCGACGCATGCATTCGACCGGTTTCTGAGTGCCGTGCCCCCAGCTCGCCTCACGCTGTCGATTGCCAAACGGGTTGTTGTTGGCGATCTCCCAGACCGTCGTCTGCCGGCGGTCGCCTTGCCAATGACTGGCCTGGCCGTCGCGCACCGCGTACCAGCAGGTTTCGTGCTGCCAGTGGTAATCACCGCGGCTCAGCGTGAAGTGCTGCTTGACCCAGACGATCTGAGCGCGCGACACCAATCCGCAAGCAGCTAGATCAGCGGCAACGATGTCGCCATGCAGCGCCCCATGCCAGACATAGGCGACATCCCCGGGGAACAGCTCGTACGCCTGACCCCAACTGGCGCGATCATCGTTGAGCACCTTACCCACCGCCAGCTTGCCAGTGCTGAGCTTGCGGCGCCCTCGCCAGGACGGCTCGTAGCTGACCCCATAGGGTGGATCGGCGATCATCAGATGGGGCTCGCATCCGGCCAGCACTTGGGAGACAGCCGCCGCGTTAGTGCTGTCGCCGCAGCCAACCCGGTGCTCCCCCAGCATCCACATGTCGCCGAGCCGGGTCACCGGATGCTCTGGGACTTCAGGGACGCTGTCGGCATCAGTTAGGCCGGTCGACCCCAAACCAGCCAGGATGCTCACGAGTTGGTCCGAGTCAAAGCCGATCAGGTCGAGATCGAAACCAGCGACCCCAAGCTCTTTGATCTCGTTGCGGAGCAGCTCGGGGTCCCAACTCGCGCGCGCCGCCAACTGATTGTCGGCCAGACGATAGGCGCGCTTTTCCTCCTCGCTCCAGCCACGAGCGAGCACCACTGGAACGGATTCCAACCCCAACTTTGCCGCTGCAGCGACGCGAGCATGGCCTGCGATCAGCACACCCTTCTCGTCGGCCAGCACCGGCGTCGTCCATCCCCATCTCAGGATGGCGGCGGCGAGTTTGTCGCGGTCACCCTCACTGTGAAGTCGGGGGTTGTTCGCGTAGAGTGTTAGCCGCTCGATCGGCCAGCGCTCGGCCCGGTCGGCCGGCCAAGGACGTGGCGGGCTCGCGGCCGCCGGCTCCGATCCCATGGACAACATGCGTCACCTCCGTTTCGATGCCTTTCCGGCACGCGGAGGATTTTGCGCCGTCGCGATCGGTGAAACAGATCAGATGGTTTTACTCGCCCGAGGTTTCCTCCCGGAGGTTTCGCGACCCTTTAACGCGCTCGCCGACCGTGCTTGCCGCGTCCCTTCTTGAAAGAGGGTTCCAAGTCCGGCCATGCCCTCCTGAAAGCCTCACGGTAGGCGTTCGGCACCTCAGCCATACATCGTTGCTCTGCTTCGAATTTCGTAAGCGGCGCTTCAGCGGTGGTGATCTCTCGCAAATGTCGCCGGATCGCAGCGGTAACCGCGGCGGTTTTTCTGTTTCGCCCCGGCCATGCGCCGATCACATCGGCGCGCGCGAACTGCGGCGATCTCCAAACCAAGGTGTCGCGCGATCGCGACCATAATCCCACCGACACCAGCCGATCACCCGGGTGAAGCCGGAAGATCAGGTCGTTCAGCTCGATCGGCGGGACCGCTTCTTGCTCATCGCGATCGCCGCGGTACCTGATGGCGGTCATCTGAACACGACGGCTGCGAACTTTGCGTAGCAAATCATCAAGGGCCTTCTGAGGGTCCATCATATTTGCGTTGTCGATGCCGGATGGTTTTCCATTTCCCAGCGGCTCGGCAGCATTAGGATCTGCTCGTCGCACGATCAGGAGCGAATTCGGATCCAATCTCGGCTTCACGTCGAACAGGGCCACCGCCATCTGCTCGTCCTCGTCCATGTTCCACATTGCCGCGACCTTTTCTTCGTCGCGCGTACAAATCCACCGGACGGTTTCGAGAAGGTTCCAATAAGCCTTTTGGTCCGAGACACTCGTCATTCCGACCACTCCGAGCCCCAATGATGAACAAGGCGAATTCCTGCCGCCGATAGCCAAAACTAGATACGGTATGCCAAGCGACAACATACCGCAACAGATGGTAGGCGACAAGAGCCCCCCAGCACGGTAAGTTCGAGCCGTGATCGAACCCGCAAATCGCTGAACATTATCAACCCCTTGAGCGGGAATAGGGACGCGCTGTATCGGGATCGGTGCTTTTTTATAGACGGTAAATTCGTCGGAACCCGGCTGCTAGTCCCCACCAAACGAGCACAATATCAGGGGGGTTAAGAGTGGTTTCGCCGGGGGTCGCTCCCCGAACAAACGGGGCAGTTTTTCGAGCGAACTCGCGCGAAACAGGCGTTCCTAGGAGACCCAATATCACCCAAAAAAACCACACGGAGAGGTCTTCACTTTCCCCGAGACGAGTTCGCAGCAGACTGCCTCCCCAGCGCTGAGTGTACGAACCATCGGTTCCTCAGAGCGGCTCGGCGGCCGCACCGGGCCTGCTGAACGTCTCCCCTATGTCGCTGACTGTGCGACCCTCTGGCGCACGATCGCCCGGAAGACGACATATTGCAGGGCGAACGCGGCGAGCTTTGTACCAACCGAACCGACTGAGATGAACCACGCCCAGATGGCGATGTCGAAGCGCAGCGCAATGAAGAGATTGGCGAGCCCGAGAGCCACGAGCAAGGTTGCCCAGCCATAACCCGCGGCGATGATCGCAGGTTCGGGCACGTTCCGCACAACCAGTTCGGGCAAATAACGGATCATCCAGCCCGGCCGCAACATCACTGCGGCGACCGCAAAGTGCACGATGGTCGGCTTTATCATCATAAAGCGTGGGCTCTG